TATTGCAGAGATGTAAAAGATAGAAAAAATATGAGAAAGTTAATTACTGATAGCTATGATGCTTATTGGTATTGCATATATGTAAAGGACAGAAAAAGTATAAGAGAGTTGATTACTGATAGATATCATGCTTTTTGGTATTGCAGAGATGTAAAAGACAGAAAAAGTATAAGAAAGTTGATTACTGATGATGCTTTGATTGATGAATTAGATAATATAAAGTTAATTTAAAAGGAAAAATATGTCTAGAAGTAAATCTTTAATTAAAGCACAAAAAAAGTATTGTAAGAACAATGTAAAACAAATTAAATTTGATTTGATAAAAAATAACGATATTGAAATGGAGATAATATCAAGATTTGAAAAGTCGCAAAATAAAAAAGGTTTATTTATTAAAATTTATCAAGCGTTTAAAAAATTGGATATGGAGAAATAAGATGACAAGTTATGAAGCATATGTATATTGCAGAGATGTAAAAGATAGAAAAAATATGAGAAAGTTAATTACTGATAGCTATGATGCTTATTGGTATTGCATATATGTAAAGGACAGAAAAAGTATAAGAGAGTTGATTACTGATGATGATTTTGAAATCCCAAATTGCAATATAAAGTTGAGTAAAAAGGACAAATGAAATGGAAGTCAACAAATTAAGAAAAATATATTTAGAAAAAATAGTTAGCTTATTTATGAATGAACAGAAATTATCAGATGGCAATAATTTTTATTTTATCGACATACATGGAGATGTTGAAGACAATTGTGATGTAATCGTAAAGATATGTGAGATAATAGTTAGTGGCTACATTGCTGGCGAGGATGTCATATTAAGAAAATTTATGCGTATTAACATGAAAAAACAGATTGAACATCTTAGCTGTAGTTTGATTGGTGGCAATAAAGTTTGTTTTTGGCTAGAAGGTTATCAAGAATATTTTAATGATAAAACTCTAGTATTCGAGTTCATGGAAAAAATACGCAAGCTAAATTATGATTATGTTGATCGATGTATTAGAAGATACGAAGACGAGGGTTTAATAATTGAACCAGAGTTTGTCGAGATTTTAACAACAAATGACAAATTTGAAAGAGTAAAAAATTAATATTGATTTTATAACGAAATAATTGTATTATTAATTTTGGCTAGGGAGATATCCCGAAAAGAGGAATGTCCACCTCCTGCCTTTTAAACAGGACTTTGCACAAAGGAGACAATTGTGAGCAAAAAAAAATCAGAATATAAACAAATAGAAATTCACACCAAAGAAGAAAACTTTTCACTTATAAGTAACACAAAAAATATTTATGATTTGTATGTGGGCGAGTTCGATGATTCAGAGCTAGGTCACAACATGATAATTAATAAATTGTCTCAACTTGACAAAAAAGATACTTTAAATATTCATATAAGCTCGAATGGTGGTGTTGTAAGTTTGCTAATTAATTATATAAACATTTTGCAAAAAACTACTGCTACAGTCAACGCTTATTTAAATTTTGGCTATTCTGCTGGAGCTTTATTATTTGGAGCTTGTCACAATAGATATGTATACTCACATTCTTCATTAATGTATCATACATTCTCACAATGTATAAATGGAAAATCTCAAGAGTTGCAATCAAATTTAAGTTGTAATATGAGAATAATACATGCATTGATGAATAATTTTTATTTAGGCATTAATGAAGAAGAATTTAACCAACTCAAAGATGGTAAAGATTTTTGGTTTGATGCAGATGAGATAGTAGATAGAAAAATAGCGATAATGATATAACTATGAGTGATATTAACAATGTCTAAACTAACAGATGAAATTAAAAATAGAGATAAAATAAAAAATGATTTTTGTTTAAAACAAAATATAAAACTAATAAGAATCCCGTATTATCATTACCATAAAATAGAAGTTATTTTAGATAAGGGGTTATAAGTGTCTTTAAGTACTAGAAAAAAAAATCAGATAATTGCAGAGTGGAAAGCTGGTAGATTTAATAGCTATTATGCTGTAGCTAAACACCATCAAATAAGTCAGCCAATAGCCAAGAAAATGTTAGTAAATATAGATCAATCAAATGTAGATATAGTAAGGACTGGAGTGGAGTATGAAACAGCTAAAAAACTTAGTAAAAATTTAGTAGAAATAAAAGCTATAGAAAATGAGGTTGCTAATAGGATTAAAGTTGACAATATATCTAATAAGATACTTGATAAAGCTAGCCAAATGATATCATCAAACAAGACTATTGAGAAAGTAAATGTCGGCGATGGTATGCAATCATTTCAAGAAAGAGAATTGAATAGTGCGGACTTAAAAAATTTAGCTGATACAGTTGATAAGGCTAGTGTTACTCTTGGAGTAAACCAAAGACACGCTAGCAGTCAAGTAACAGTTAATAATACTAATGCACAGCAGAATAACGATAATAATAGCAATTTAATCACAGAAGCCCTGAAGGCAAAGTATGCAAATAAATGACATCGTCAATTGTAGAACTGATCTACTAACTTTTTCAAAAGCTATTTTCAAAAGCCGTAAAGGTATCGACTGGGTAGAAAACTTGCATCATAAGGTTATATGTGAACATCTTGAGCGTGTTGTTATTGGCGACATTAAAAGGCTTATAATTAATATACCCCCGAGATATTCAAAGACAGAGTTAGCAGTTATCAACTTCATTGCTTGGTGTATTGGTAATTATCCAGATAGCGAATTTATTCATGCGAGTTATTCTAAGAGATTAGCTACTAACAATACATGGAATGCTAGAGCAATAGTTGAGGGCGAAACCTTTGAGGAAATATTTGGAGAAATAGGACTAAGGAACGATAGCAACGCAAAAGACGAGTGGCGGACAAATGCTGGCGGTTGTGTATACGCTACGGGTGCAGATGGTACTATCACAGGCTATGGTGCTGGTGGTATGTCAACCAATTTCAAGGGTGCAATAATTATAGATGATCCACACAAGGCTGGGGAAGCTAACAGCGATACTATGCGTAACAATGTTATTGATTGGTTTAGCACAACTATAGAAAGCCGAACCAACTCAAAAGATACGCCAATTATATTAATCATGCAAAGACTACATGAGGAAGACTTAAGCGGTTTTTTGTTAAATGGCGGTAATGGGGAAGATTGGACACATCTTAATATACCAGCTATTGATGATGATGGATTGCCTTTGTGGGAATATAAGCATTCTATAGAAGATTTGCGTAGAATAGAAAGTGCTAATCCTTACGTATTTGCTGGACAATATATGCAGACGCCAGCACCTAAGGGAGGTGGATTGTACAAGCAAGATCGGTTTAAATATTACACAATAGAGCCTCAATTTAAATATAGATTAATGTTTGCTGATACGGCAATGAAAACTAAAGAAGCAAATGATTATAGTGTATTGCAGGTGTGGGGATATACAGCAAATAAAGATGCTTATCTGATAGACCAGCTGAGAGGAAAGTGGGAAGCTCCAGAGCTAAAGCAAATGACTACATCATTTTGGGAGAAGCATAAAAATTTATCTAACGGCAGGCTAAGAAATTTATGTGTGGAAGATAAAGCTAGTGGTACTGGATTAATTCAATCACTTCAAAGGGAAAATAATATAACCGTTAAAGCAATTCAAAGAAACAACGATAAGATAACAAGGGCTTATGATGCCGTTCCATATATGGCTAGTGGCAGAGTTTATTTTAGAGATGGAGCGGACTATTTATCAGACCTAATACCAGAGCTTTTAGTATTCCCAAATGGAAAGCATGATGACCAAGTAGATGTGTTGAACGATGGTATATCAGAATTAGAAAAAAAATCATCTTCATTTTTTGGTTAATATTTATCAAAATATGCTAAAATAAATTTATATAAATTATTAAGGTTAAATAATGTTTAATATATTTAAGAAAAAAAAAGTAGTAATTGATATCCCTGTTGTAGAAGAAAAAAACAAAGAAAAAAGTTTGTTTTGGGGTAGAAGATTACAGAAGCCAACCACAAATCAAATAATAGATAATGCTTTCAATAAATCGATTAAATCCAAGCCAAACATCCAACATACAGGCATGGATTCTGTATGTTTCAACAATGCTTACAGTATGGGTAATAATTATGGAGTTAATCCAATAGCCTTTGATTGGTTTGCTTCCGATTCTTTTATCGGTTTTGGTGCAATGGCAATTATCGCACAAAATAGTTTAATTTCTAAAGCTTGTAGTTTACCTGGAAAAGATGCGATAAGAAAAGGCTGGAAAGTTTCAACTATTGAAGACACAAAAATAGAAAGTAAAATATTTGATGAAATAAGAAATTTAGATAGGCATAAATATAAAATCAAAGATAAGCTTATTAATCAAGCGCAATTCACTAAAGTTTTTGGCATTCGTGTAGCTTTATTTGTTGTAGAAAGTACCGATCCTAAGTACTATGAAAAACCTTTTAATATTGATGGAGTCAAAGCTGGAAGTTATAAGGGAATTTCACAAATAGACCCACAATGGTGTACGCCTATCACCACTTCAGATAATGTCTCAGACCCGGCAAGTTTAAATTATTACGAGCCAACATACTGGCAGATTAATGGAAGAAAATATCATAAAAGCCATTTAGTGATAACTCGAGGTGATGAAGTGGCTGATATACTTAAGCCAACTTATCAGTATGCGGGAATATCTCTTGTACAGAAAATATATAATCGTTTATATGGCGCAGAAAAAACAGCTAATGAAATCCCGATGCTGGTACAATCTAAGCGTTTAAATGTTTTCAAAATGGAAGGTATGAGCGACAAGGTAGGAGACTATAATTCTTTCAATGATTCGATGCAAAAATGGGTCGAGCTAAGAGATAATTATGGCATAAGATTTGCTGATACTAAGGATAGTATTGAGCAGTTAGAGACTTCATTAAGTGATCTCGATGTCAATGTGATGACACAGTATCAATTAGTTTGTAGTATTGCTAATACCCCGTCATATAAGCTATTGAACTCGCCTATGAAAGGTTTCTCAAGTGGAGATACAGAGGAATCAAGTTATCATGAAGAGCTTGAGAATATACAAGATTTGATTCTTGAGCCATTTCTTGATAGACATTATCAATTGTTAATTAAATCAGAAATAAAACCTAAATTTAATATTGATTTCAATGCTTATATTCAGTGGAATGAATTAGACGCCATAACCGAAAAAGAAAGAGCGGAAATTGATGAAATTAAATCAAGGACAGATATTAATTACACAAATGCTGGCATACTTGGTCAAAATGGTATTAATAAAAAACTAACAGATGATGAAAACTCACCATATTTTGGCATGATTGATAATGATTATAGTGATTATAGCGATATTGATGAAAAAGAAAATATTGAAGAATTATAAAAATGGCTAAAAATTTAAAGCTATCAAGCAATAAGCAAAAATGGGTAAATAAGTTTAACCCTAATCTTATAGTAGGCGAACCTTTACGCCCAAATTATGAGATTGAAAAAAACACAGTTAGAAAAGTTGAAAGACTAACTAAGAAGATGATTAAAGAGTTTGAGAGAGAAGTTATAAGACTTTTCAAAAAAGAAAGCCCAGCATACTTCGCACAAGATGCAAGTATATCTAGCCAAGTTAGAATACTATTAAGCAAGTTAGAAGATAAATTTTATTCTATGTTTAAAGTAGAGGGCAATAATATTGCTAACTATATGACTAATAGCGTTAATAGACATTCTAAAGCACAAACGCAAAATAGTCTTAAGAAATTAAGCGGTGGATTATCAATCAATGTTAAAGACTTGAGTGCTGAGACAAAAGAGATATTAAAAGCTAGTGCGAGTCAAGCCTCGAGTTATATAAGAAGTATACAAGCTGATTATCTTGATCAAGCTTCAGGCTTTACTTATCGGAGCATAACCCAAGGCGAGGGTCTCAAAGAATTAATTCCACAATTACAAATACTCAGCGGTAAGACTTTAATAAACGCTAAATTATTAGCACTAGACCAAACAAGAAAAACAAACGCTACACTTGATGAAGCGAGAATGAGACAGAACGGAATTACTAAATTTAGGTGGAATCATTCAAGTGCAGGAAAGACACAAAGGCAAACCCATGTTGAATTTGATGGTCAAATATACGAACTTAACGACCCGCCATACGATAGAGACGCAAAACAAAAAGTAATGCCGGCACAGTTACCTTATTGCAGATGTTTTAAAACTCCTGTTATTGAATTTAATTAATTATTTTAAATTATTAATATTAATTATTGACAATAATAAAATATTTATATATCTTAAAATTAATTAAGGTTTATAATATTAATTATGAATAAATTAGAAGAAGATGAAAACGGATTTGTCTTGGTGGAAAAAAGACCTATATCAAAAGTTGGAGTATTCGAATATCTAGGTAGTTCAATAGGTGCAGAAGACCCTGATAGAATTTATAAGGTATATCGCCCAGCTGAGGAGCTATCAAATAAAGAAACTATTGACTCATTTAAATTAGTTCCGTGGATAGATGAGCATGAAATGCTTGGCACTGATGGTACGCCAGCAGAGCAAAAAGGAATCCAAGGAACAACTGGCGAAGATATATATTTTGAGGGTGATACACTTTATGGAAACTTAAAAGTTTATAGTGGTAGTTTAAAAAATATAATAGAAAACGGAAAGAAAGAATTAAGCCTTGGCTATAAATGCAAATACAAGTTTGAGAGTGGCGTTTTTGATGGACAAAAATACGATGCAATACAAACAGAGCTAAGAGGCAACCATATTGCTACAGTAGAAAACGGGCGAATGGGTAAAGAGGTTGCTGTTTGCGATTCTGCAATAGTAACATTTGACTATAATGACATAACAACTGACATAACAACAGGAGAAATACCTATAATGAATGATGAATTAATAAAATCTTTAGAGGAAATGCTAAAGCCAATTATGGAAAAAATAAATGAGCTATCTGAAAAAATAGATAGCAAAGAAGTTGTCGAAGAAGAAACCGAGGACGAGTACAAAGAGGTTAAAGATTCAGAAGTAAATGAAGAGAAAAAAGCTTCTGACATTGAAGAAGAGAAAAAGGCAATGGCTCAAGATGCGATGGATGCTAAGATAGCATTAAAAGAAGAGTTCAAAAGTAGAGATAGATTAGCTAGCGAAATTTCAAAAGTTGTTGGTTCTTTCGACCATTTAGATATGGACTTTAAAGATGTTGTCGATTATGGCCTTAAGAAATTAGACATTACAGCAGATAAAGGACAAGAGCTTGCTACATTAAAAGGTTACTTATCTGCAACCTCAAAAGTAGTGCATACTGATGTAGCTATGGACGCTGGAATCAAGAAAGGTAAAGAATCTTTTTACGATAATTTTTAAAAAAAAAGGAAAATAAATATGCAAACAATAGTAAATAAAAAATTAGCTTTTGGTGTTGTAGGTGAATTATACGACAATACAGTTAAGAAAATAGATACATATGTACTAAATAGTGATGATAATGTTATTGGTACTGCTTTCACTAGAGTTTCTGAGGGTGTAGCAGGAAAAGGCGGAACTGGTACATTTGTAGGTCTATTAGTTTTGCCTAAGCAATATGTTAATTATAGCTCTAGCATTGGTTCTACAAACTCTATTCCTCGTGGAACTCAAGCGAGCATAGCAAAGACTGGTAGAATTATTGCAAATGTTGGCGGTACTGCTAGTGTTGGCGATGATGTTTTCTTTGATAACACTACAGGTGCTTTAGGTGTTGGTACAGCTGGTGCGGGTCAAACTCAAATACCAAATTGCAAAGTATTTTATTTTGATGCTGAAGCAAATGGCTTGTGTGTATTAGAGCTACTTAACTAATTAAAGGAAAAATAAGATGAAAAGATATTCAAGACAAGATTTAATTAACAATAAAATTGCTCATGACAATATGAGTGCTCAAGACTCAGCAGAGAATGTTGAGATCACAAAAAAATTAATCACTCGCGATACGCTAGGAATTAATTTTAGTGCAATGGATTCTCAAGCTCCATATATTGGCGGTTCTGTCTCTGGTAGACAAGACTTGTTTAGAGCGTTTTTACCTGGTGTAATTAGAGATATGACGCAAATGCGTCAAATTGATAATGTACTTGGTATGACGATGGTTGGCGATTTTCTAACTAAAGAAGTAGTGCAAGCTACAGAGCAACGCACTGGTAATGCTATTGGCTATAGTGAATTTGCATCTGCACCTAAAGTTTCTTATCTTACTGATTACGAAGTGAGAAACACTGTTAGATTTATGGTTGAAGCAGAATTTGGTGGCGATAGCGACAAAATGGCTATTGCAGCAGGACAAGACCCAAGAACCACAAAAATGTCAGCTGTAACTACTGCTTTGGAAATTGCAAGAAATGAAGTT